CTTCCTACTTTTGGCATTGGTCATCTGGTTAGGGACGACGATCCGGAAAGGGGCGAACCCGTCGGAACACCTGTCTCGGAAGACAGAGTCAACGAATGCTTTGACACAGACGTCGAAATCGTACTGTCTGACTGCGAAACCCTCTATCCCGACTATTATGAATTGCCCGAAGAAGTCCAACTAATCATTGCTAACATGATGTTTAACATGGGCAGACCTAGACTATCACAGTTTAAGGGAATGAAGCGTGGAGTCGATAATGGAGATTGGGAATCAGCTGCTGACGAAATGGTAGATTCGAAGTGGTATTACCAAGTGACAAATCGCGCAGAACGACTCGTTGAAAGAATGCGAGCCGTAACTATTTCTGAGATTCCTGTATGATTGAGCTGACACCATCAGCAAAAGAGTACATGCAAAAGCTCGTTAAGGATAACAAAAGCAGGTACATTCTATTATCTGTTAAAGGCGGCGGGTGCTCAGGCTTTACATATGACTGGAGTCTCTCAGAAATGAGAGGCTTTGGCCAGACCATTGATGATATTCTTTGCATTGATGACATGGCAGAAATGTTTGTAGCCGGCTGTACGGTCGACTACGTTAGTGAACTAGGTGGATCCTATCTCAAGGTTATTAATCCAAACGCGACAGCCTCCTGTGGTTGTGGCGAAAGTTTTGCAGTTTAGTGGTTTACAAACTCTAAAAACTATGGTATAATATATCTTGAAGTTGGAGGTTTTATTATGTCTTTTTATACGTCTGTCGTACGTTACGGCAACTCTATTCTATATCGTGGCTACAACGCGCACGGTAAAAAAATCTATAAACGCGAAAAGAATTTCAAGCCTGTGTTCTTTACTGCATGTCAAAAAGAAACAGGCTGGACGTCTCTCGATGGTCTTAACATCGCGCCAATCGAGATGGACAACATGCGCCATGCTAAGCAGTGGCTAGAAGAAAACAGCGATGTATCCGGCCGGAAAATCTTTGGCAGTAAGAATTATATTCATCAATATATTAGTCAGCGCTTTCCTCGCGATATCGACTTTAAACGTGAGTTTATCGATGTAGGTACGTTTGATATTGAAACAGAATACGAAGATGGCTTTCCACATCCAAGCGAAGCTAGTCAACGTATTCTGTCTATCACTTACAAATCAAGTAAATCTAAACTCTATCACGTATGGGGCTATGGTGATTTCAATACTGAGAAATCTCTCATCCAGCCTGTGCGCTACTATCGTTGTCGTGATGAAGCAAGTCTACTCGAAAAGTTTCTTACATTCTGGGCAGACGAATCGCACTGTCCTGACGTGATCACCGGTTGGAATATTCGTTTCTTTGATGTTCCATACCTTGTAAATCGTACAGCCAAGATCCTTGGTGTAGAATCTATCAAGCGATTCTCTCCTTGGGGTATGGTTGACTATAGACAAATCACACGCCAAGGTCGTACCGAAGATGCATATGACATCAAAGGTATTGAACAGCTTGATTATCTCGAGCTCTTCAAAAAGTTTGGTTATTCGTATGGTCCACAAGAATCATACAAACTTAATCATATCGCGTATGTTGTTCTTGGTGATAAGAAACTATCGTTCGAAGAATCCGGCTCTCTAAAGAATCTCTACAAAGATGACTTTCAAAAATACATTGACTATAATATGAAAGACGTTGAGCTTATCGAAAGATTCGAAGATAAGATGGGATTGATTACTCTGGCTCTAACTGTTGCGTACAAGGGTGGTGTCAACTATTCCGATACGTTTGGTGTCACAGCCATATGGGAATCAATCATCTATCGTAAACTACTAAGCGAAAAGAAAGTTCCGTTCGTTACAAGACCAGACGCTGGTAAGACAAAGTTTGCCGGTGGCTATGTCAAAGAACCACAGGTCGGTGCTCATGATTGGGTAGTGTCCTTTGATTTGAATTCTCTTTATCCTAATATTATTGTGCAGTGGAACATGAGTCCTGAAACTCTGGTTGCGCAATCGGAAGTTGCAGGTGTTGACTATTACATGGAAGCACCATCTATCGAAGTTCCGTATGCTGTCGCTGCAAATGGTTCAACATATCGCAAAGACATTGATGGTGTTATTCCACGTATCATTGAAGACTATTATGGTGATAGGCGATCTATTAAGAATATGATGCTTGCCGCAGAAACTTCTTATCAACAAGAAAAATCTATTGAGTTGGAAAAAGAAATCAATCGACTCAATAACAGGCAGATGGCTATCAAGATTCTTATGAATTCGCTTTATGGCGCTCTCGGCAATCAATACTTCAAATACTTCGACCTCCGTCTTGCCGAGGGCGTCACTCTTACTGGCCAGCTGGCGATCCAGTGGGCCGAAAGACATATGAACCAAGCAATGAACAAAGTAATGAAAACAGATAATGTTGATTATGTTATTGCAATTGACACCGATAGTTTGTATGTTAACTTTGGTCCTATGGTAGAAAAGCTCAAGCCTAAAGATCCAGTTAAGTTTCTTGATAAGATATGCCAAGAACATTTCGAGCCTAACCTTGAGCTTGCCTATGAAAATCTATTCGCTAAGATGAATTGTCACAAACAGCGTATGGAAATGGGTAGGGAGGTTATCGCCAATCGTGGTATATGGACAGCCAAGAAGCGTTATATTCTCAATGTACATAACTCTGAAGGTGTACAGTACGCACAGCCAAAACTTAAGATCATGGGTATTGAGGCTATCAAGTCTTCAACGCCTGAAGTATGTCGCGATAAGTTCAAAGAAATATTCAATGTGATTATCTCTGGCACCGAGACAGATACACAAAACTTTATCCGCAAGTTTAAAGAAGAGTTCAAGTCTCTTTCACCGGAAAAGGTTGCGTTCCCTCGTTCAGTATCTAACATCAGAGATTACAGCGACAGAAAAACCGTGTATAAGAAAGGTACACCTATTCATGTACGTGGCTCTTTGCTCTATAATAAATTAATCAAGGACAATAAACTTAGCCGCAAATATGAAGTAGTGACAAATGGTTCTCGTATATTTTTCACTTACATGAAAGTTCCTAACATCATGCAAGAAAATGTTATCGCTTTTCCAGATGTACTGCCTCAAGAATTCAAGCTAAATAACTATGTTGACTATGACAAGCAATTCAACAAAACATTCCTCGAACCTCTAACGCCAATCCTCGAAGCGGTTGGCTGGACGCCTGAGCCAGTGGCAAGCCTCGATGAATTCTTTGCATAAAATGGTGTACAAATCAGATAAAATGGAGTATAATAATACTATGACAAATTGGGTAAAAGATATTAATGATATGCATGCCAAGTACGGTGTGCATGATTGGGTTGAAGCTAACAAAGATAATGTCGAGATGATGCAAAAGTTTCTCGAGTTTCGTCTTCAATTTCTTGAAGAAGAACTTAATGAAACACGAGCTGCAGCGATATATGATCGCAATGCTCCAGAAATTGTAGATGGCTTGATTGATTTGTGTGTGGTTGCAATTGGTACAATGGATGCATTCGGTGTAGATGCACATGAAGCATGGAATCGTGTACACGCAGCTAATATGGCTAAGGAAGTTGGCGTAAAAGAATCACGTCCAAATCCGCTAGGCCTGCCTGATCTCGTGAAACCAGCTGGTTGGAAAGCACCTGAACATTATGACAACACCGGTAATCTCACTGACGCTGTTTGACAGCATCTTTGATAATAAAACTGACAAACGCGTTGATCTACACGACTTCAACGCGTTTGAACGCGTCTTGTATAAGCTATCCAAAGAACCACGGAAAAGCAAGAAAGATGCTCCACTCATGTCACCAGCAACATACAAGCCTGACACTACACGTGCAAATGATAATGTAGTTGAATGGTGTAACTGGTGTTGCGTTGACGTTGATGACTATGAATTTGAAGGAGAACTATCTAATGACCTCATACGAAAATTTCCTGATTATAGGTTCGTGTGTTACAGTACTGCTAGCAGCAGTGAAGCTACGCCAAAGTTTCGTCTTGTCTTCCCACTTACGAAACCTGTTGCAAATGAGAACATCAGAAATTTCTGGTATGCACTTCAGGTTGAACTCGGCGACCTCGGAGACAGACAGACTAAAGATCTATCTCGGATGTATTACGTTCCTGGAGAATATGCTAACGCTAGCAATTTTATTTTTAGTGTTGACGGTTCTTTTATTGACCCAGACGAGTTAATGTTTAAGCATCCAATGCCAGAGAAAACTAATCTTAATAGTTTCTTTGATAGATTACCCGCTGCAATGCAAGAACAGATTGTAGAATATCGTAAGAATAAATTGGATGCTGACTATAACTGGTCTTCGTATCATGACTGTCCGTTCTGGCCTAAGCGTCTAGCTACAGAATATCGTACTATCTCAAAGACTGGTTGGTATCATAAAATGTATCAGATAATGGTAGCTGTTGCTGGCCATGCCGTTGAGAAAAAGTATGCTATCACTGCCGATGAGATTAGCCAGCTGTGTCGACAGTTTGACTCAGAAACCGGCAATTGGTATAAGAATCGTCCTCTAGATAAAGAAGCTGATCGAGCTCTAGAGTATGTTTATAAAAATTTGTAAAAAAACGTAAAGCCTTGTTTTTGTTAGATTTAAAAATGCACTTTTTTGTTTACATTCAAAAGAAAATAGTGTATAATAGATCTATAAAATGGAAACAGAGGAGTTATCAAAATGTACAATAAAACCACATTATCACATGTTCCTAATCTTATCAATGACTATCGTAAGTATGCTGTTGAAGCATGCAACGATAAAGATATGGTTGAACTTTATGAAGATGATGCGGCTGGATTTCTGTCAGCTCTTGGTATGTTTCGTAACAACAAACTCGAAGAACTAAAGACGTTTGTTGATTATATGGACACAGCTCCTCGTGAAGAAATCGTTATTGCATTCGGTAAGGACCTCGGTTCTGATTGGGTGCGTAGTGTTCTTGGTTATGATGTAAAAGGTTGGGTATAATGAAAGCTATATTTTTTATGATTGTCGGTGCGGTTTGTGCTTACTTGTATATGAACCCTGGTGATATGAGCGGTGCTTCTGACATGGTTAAGTCAGGTGTAAATCAAGGTGCTCAAACAATTGTGGAACTAACAAAATGATGAAAGATCCTAAAACTATCATCGGCAAAATCGGAGAAGATATTGTCGATGAAGCATTTAAATTTACAGAAAAAACACCAGACTGGTATGACTCTGTAAAAGATGGATTCATTGGACCGCACTTGATGTACGAAGTCAAGACCATGCGATTAAATTACAGAGACAACGGCTTTTGGATTAAAGAAAACCAATGGAAAAAGCTAGATGGCTGTGATCTACTGTTCTTTATTAAAGTTCCAGAAGAAGTTGAAGATGGTTTGCGTCTATATCAAATGACAAACCATAGACAAAACTACAATGTATTCACTCATAAAAATGTCAAATACAGAAATTATTGGTTTACAAAGTGTATGCCTTATGATATAATAACAGATGATAGAGTAAAAACTGTTGTCGAAGCATCTAAGTCTTTACAGACATGGAGAAAGAAATGAAAAAACAAGTAATTGCAATTGATCGCGAGTCAGTCAAAGTTCTACAAGAATGTATTGACTTGCAAATCAAGAAAGGCCAAGACTATCAAAGCGATGAGTCTGACGTTCTTCAAGCTATGCACTATCGTCGTGGTGTAGATACTATCCATGACATTATGATTGGCAAGATGATGCGTGCTACTTCTCTTATCGAGTCTGGCAATACGCCTAATCACGAATCACTCGAAGATACTTACAAAGATCTTATCAACTATGCATCGTTTGCAGTATCCTATATGCGTGGCACTATGGACGGTCAGAAGCCTGACCGCGATATGTTTAATAAGAGAATCAAATGAAAATAAATGCTCTTGATATTGGTGGTGAAGTAGTTAAAGAAGATGATCGGTATGTTGTCAAGGATAACAAGACTCTCAATAATCTTGTATTGAGTAGTACAGATCTTCGACCTACAAAATCTACAAGTGGCCACGCACATGAAGGACAGGAAGAAGTTTACCACTTTATCAAAGGCTCTGGCAAAATGGAGCTTATCGACAATAGTGGCAAACACCACAACCGGTACGTGTCTGCAGGTGACATTGTCTTGATTCCAGATGGATGGTTTCACCGCGTGCACGCTGGTCCGCACGGTGCTTATTTTGTTTGTGTATTTGATGGTAGGAGGACACATTGAGAGTTGGTCTAACAGCATCTACTTTTGATCTATTGCACGCTGGCCATATTGCTATGCTGCGCGAAGCTAAAACACAGTGCGGTCATTTGATCGCAGCTTTGCAGGTAGATCCTACTTTGGATAGGAAGAATAAGAATGCTCCA